AACGGATCATGGAAGTCCCTGAATCAGGTACTACCACGACTATCGACCTCGCAAGAGGTCAGACGGCTGAAAAGTCGTCATCTACATGCTCCGAAAGGAGCCTCCCATCCCGTTCCCGGGGATGGAGAGAAGGAAGAAGGCGCGGATCCTCAGGGAGGTCCTCCGCGACTAATTCCGACCGGGGGGTTGGCACCCCCTCGGATACGGAGCCTAAGGTTGTCAAATCGGTAAGGTTTGATCTCCCTGTGGCTCCAGAGGAGCCGGTTGCCACACCGGCGGTTCCCAACCCTCCGTCGCGCGACGAGCCTCCACATTTTTGGAGGCCCGTCCACGTTATGGAAGAAAAGGGGCCGGCCAAGGTTGATTTCGACTCGCTTGACGAGTCGGACGAAACCCTGGACTTAAGACCGTCTGTCAGATCGGCCCCTCCGGGTGGGCTATCCTTTTATGGGATAGTCCGGAACTCCGAAGGGGTGGCCTTGACAAACTCTCCCTTGGAACTACTTGCCAATTCTGCATCGATTCATTTCGACGAGGTCGACAAGAAGCTGAAGGGGAAAGGGAGGCTGGTTGTTATTCCTCAAGTGATTAACAGCCAATTCCCCCTATCTACTACGGACCGTAGGATTCTCCTGGGCGAGAGGGTCGCTAAAGCGGCCCTCAAACAGGGGAATTCCCGCTACTTGAGGAATTTGCAATACCTGCAAGTGGTTCGGTCCGTGTACGACGGGTTGCTCTTGACTTACCAACTCCTCCTGGTTAGGAGGAGGAGGACAAAGTCTGGCTCCCCGTACTTTTCCGCGCGGCTGCGTAGAGATCTGATTCGCTGGAAACGGCGAATCATCGCGGATCCCTACGCGGCTGCCGCCGAGCTGAAGAGAATCGGCGGATTGGCACGCGAAGCGTGGTTTGAGAACAGGCGCATCTTCGATGTGTCCCTCCTTCGGGAGGTGCACGTTTCGGAGTATGTCCAGTTCTCTTACATCGGCAGGGCCATGCCTGCCCCGGACAAAAGAGGTGCGGGTAAAGAACTTGACGCATACGTCAAGCGCGTTACCTCAACCCCCCCGCCCGTGGTGCAGGATTGGGCGACGTTCATCAAGAATTATCTCGATGAATTCAGCCCAGCCCGACCGGCTGAACTTCGAACCGATCCGTCCGTTAGTGCCTCTTTGGGTTACCCCCGCGTTTGCGGGGGCTTCACCAAGGCAGTGCAGGACCTCGTCAGTCTCGGCTTTGCCATCTTCTTCCTGTCGCGGGAAGAAGATGAGCAAGCGCAAAAGCTCGTCAGGGACTATGCGTCGGATGTTGATCTTAAGCAAATCAACAAGTGGACCCGAAAGCCCCATCCTGGTTTCAGGATGAGGCACTCGACGTCCGACGACGGCCCCCCTGAGGATTGGGGGAGAATGGATTCCTTCCACTTCAAAAGGGATGGAATCTACCAGACCGCGCTGGGCCTGGCTGTGCGCGTCGTATTAGGACGTGCCCAGTATCTCCCCCTCTCTCCCATACCTGCCGGCGAAAAGGGCTTGAAAATGAGGATCCCCGCCACCACAATGGCGGCAGCTACCCTCGTTTATCAGCTCCTACGTCGGTCTCTCGATTCCTACTTGTTCCAGGACGAAAGGTTTTCCGAATTTATGGGCGGAAAACTCTCGTACCGGGATAGGATCGGACACAATGTGTCCGGTTCCTACTCATACTCCCAGGACCTCTCCTTCGCTACGGATTTGCATCCGTTTTGGCTAGAAAGGTCCGTGTATGAGCAAGTAGTCGATAGGGAACCCCGGCTAGAGTGGACCCGACAATTTTTCGATAAATTGTTCGGTCCCCACTCTGTCATCCGGGATCCGGACAGTATTCCAGCCCCGCCTGACGACCCTCTGATGATTTCTCATCCGAGGTGGTCGCCATCTCTGGCGGGACTAGATACGTCCTCGAAGCCTGAGCTTCCTATGTTGACAGCGGACAGACACATTCCTCTTTCTGAGGAATGTAAAACCCTGTCCGCTAGATACATGCGAGACTATTTGTACTGGGTTGACGAGGTCTCAAGGCCTCGTATTTTGACCAGCACTTCGGCCTCAATGGGCGACTCAACGTCTTTCCCTGTTATGCCCTTGGTTACAGCCTACGCCGGATGGAAAGCCGGCGCGGAGAACCTAAGAGGCGCAGGGGACGACGCGGTCGTCCGCAGAATGACAGCCGCAAAAGAGGCTGTCTTTAACTCTGCGCTCGAATCTTGTGGTGCCGTGTTGTCTAAAGGCGACAAGGCCAAAGGAAAACCTAATAAGATTTTCCGCCACAAGAATCGGGAGGCATTCTGTGAGGAAATGTTTGAGCGCAAATCCGGCGTTTGGCGCCGGATCCGCTACTATCACACTTCTCTCTGGAGTGCCCCGCCCGGTGGCTCGAAGGGGTCCGTCGACTGGTATAGCCAGCCGTCGGCCATTTCCGAGCATGACCGAAGGCTTGGCAAGCGCACGTATCAGGAAATGTGGCGTAAATCGCCTCATTTCCCGAAACAAGCGCTTGCCCAGCGGATGGGCCTTCCCGTGGGCCTTCCCGTCGAGCTTGGGGGTATTAATCACCCCAAGTTCGGGAAAGGCCCCAGGAACTTCCGATCCAAAACCGATGAACGTAAGTGGGGTAATCGGGTTAGCCGCATTTCTGTGGTTGGCTGGGCTACTGGGACGGGGCTTTCGCCTCTCCCGAGTGGCTTGACCGACCTTAACAGAAAGTTGTCTACCCGATTCCTCGAATCACTTACGTTCCCCGGTAAAGAGGTAATCCGAACCTATCCGACCAACCCCGACGGCACGTTTAACGTGCCGTTGGAGTCGGTGGGCGACCTCGTGGCCAATTCCGCGTCTTCGTGGGAATTGTACCATCGCGTCGCCGCTCGGCAGATTAAGACACCTTCTATTGAGAAGTTGGCCGCGAAGTTCCGGGGTAAAATCCGGACTATCGGCCCCGACGTTTATCGGGGCTTCGATGCGACCCTTCTCGATGTGCAGGTGAAAAAGAACCATTTCGTCTCTAGCGATGCTAGTGACGTGGTCACTCTCAACTCTGGCTTGAGGAGATACGGACTAGCGCCGGCCCTTCTGACTTTTGATCAGAAGAACCTTAGGCGTTGGGAACATCTCTCCAGGTCTAGGGTAGATAGGGCCTACATGGTTCCGAAAATCTAAATCGGAAACGGGAAGAGGACCTGCCCTAAAGAGGACTCACAACGGGGGCTGCAAGCCATGGTGCACCGGTCAACGACTGATTTAATCAGTTGTTAGCCCGGCTAACCGGGAGCGACTAACGCCACCCCCC